ATTAGCAAACCCAAAATTAAACCTTAATAGTTTTTACGGTTTAATGGACAACTACATAATTGAATCTGATAATTACATTAATAATGTAATAAATGTAATGTTACCATCAGTTAGAAAACAGTTACCAAATGTGTTCATTACAGGAGATGATGGTGCAAATAGAGCTCCTTTAGAAGCTGGGTTTACAGAACAAACAAGAACTGAACTTTGGGAAACATTTAAGGCATTAAACGATAGTTGGATTGCAGGTTTTGATTTTGAAAGTAAAACATTATTTGAGGATGTGATGTTGGTTGATAGGGCTAGTCGAAACGTTGGTGATAAAGTGTTAGTGGACATATTCCAAATTATGGATCTTATAGACGGAGCTCAATATAAAAATACCCTACTTGATATGGTGACAACGATATTGGTTCAAAACAACTTCCAACACTTTATGTTACCAGCATATGTTAATTTTTATAATGTACAAGATGCTCAGAAGAACCCAACACCAAGACCTGACGGAAGTTTAGAGTTTGGTAATACATTATTTGGTACATTCCTCAATGTTGATTATAGAAATAGTTCACCAAAATTCCTTTGTTATTATGTAAACAAACCTAGTGAACACTTGGATATGAAAGATAATATTGATTATAGATATAGAGACGATGCATTTGACTTAAGAAGGGCAAGTGATAATCCTCTAATTGAAAATCAAATCGACAAACAAGATTGGGCCAAATCAAATAAAGTTGTTGGATTTAATGTTGATATGACAAGACAAAACCAACAAATCTTTAAATCTTTTAGTGTCGCACAAGATCCTGGCAAACCAACATCAGAGTCGCTTGAAATGTTAAATCAAATGGCGAACTTAGGTCAGAACAGACGATCTACAACACAATCAGTATCACTTTATAACTTATATAAAAATAGAAGTTATACTTGTTCTGTTGACATGATGGGGGATGCTCTAATACAACCAATGATGTACTTTAACATCCGAAATATACCTATGTTCTCAGGACCTTACATGATTACAAAGGTAACTCATAATATAAGTGAAAATGGTTTTGAAACTCAATTTGACGGAACAAGACAACCATTCTATAGTTTACCACGAATTGATAATTTCATTCAAACACTGAATGTACAGATTTTATCAACAATACAAAGTAAAATACAAGAAAGAGAAACAAAACTAAGAGAAGGATCAGATAACATACAATTCCAAAGAAATAATGTTTTGGCAAATATTCAATCACAAGAAACATTAACTAAAAATCAAGATTGTCAAACGAATATTAATCCAAGATATTTCCAATATACTGCGATCGATAACCCAACTCAAACTAGTCAAACCACAAAAGAATTGTTTGATACTATTTTTGATGTGTTAAAAAGTAAAAATGTCGGACCTACTACAGGAGCTACATTCCAACAATACGCGGTAATATTATTTACATTTATATATGTTGACACTGGTAATTCATCAAAAATAATTGGTTATGAAAACAATTACTCAACTATTAATTTAAAAGAGTTCTACGGTCCTTCTTTCACTACTTATATTAATACAAAATTCTATTGTGTTAAAAGGGGTAATGATAATAATTTACCGGTGGCTAGTTTTACCTCTTTCCGAAGTTTTGTTGAATTTGCGTTTAATAGGGTTCTTAACATTTTAGGAAGTGTAATATCGGATGCTCAATCAGGATTAACGGTTATTAAATCTTTATCAAAACAGTATGTTCTTAATTACCCAATAAATCAACCACCTAATGTATATGATAGTTTGGTTGAAACAAATGAGATAAAATTAATTGAACAGGAATTCCAAAAAGCGTATGATACTTATAAGACAGTACAAACTTTTACAATTAATTGATATTTATAATAAAAACAACTATGAACACAAAATTAATATTAGATAACTACTTGGGTAAAAATACAAGAGTTTCTGAAAAGGACATGGGTGATGGTACAAAACAAGTTTGTGACCTTGACACTGGTGATTGTTATACGGTTAGAATGAAAGATGGTCTAATTGAGAGAGTTGACAACACAATGAAAACATTTAAAAAAATACAAGTAGAAACCAATAAAGGTATAAAAACATTATTAAACGGTTAAGATGGCTTTAGACGAAAAAATATTAAAAGAAATATCAAGATATAATTCTATTAACAAATATATTATGGAACAAGAAGTACCTGCTGATCCGGCGCTGGACCCTGCAGCTGGTGCTGTTCCACCAGCAGATCCTGCAGCTGCACCTGTAGACCCTGCAGCACCCGTAGATCCTGCGGCAGCACCTGTTGATCCTGCAGCACCGGCTCCACCTACAGCACCTGATGCTGGAGCGGAACCTATTGATGTTGCTACTGATCCTGATGTTGAAGAAATTGGTGCTGAAGGCGAAGGTGAGGTTGAAGAATTAGATATCACTGATTTAGTTGACTCACAGAAAACTATGGCTGACAAACAAGAAGAGTATTTTGAAAACTTATTCAACCAAATTAAAACTATGGAAGATAAGTTATCTGAAATGGATAGTTTGGTGTCTAAATTAGATAGTCTTGAAACAAAATTTGAAAAATATAGACCAAAAACTGCTCAAGAAAAACTTGAGTTAAGATCTTTAGATTCAGGACCATACAAACAAAATTTGGCAGACTTCTTTAAAGATAAAGAAGATGAAATGGAAATGACAGGTAAAAACGAATACGTTTTGACAAGAGACGAAGTAGAAAACTTTAGCCCATCTGAAATTGAAAAAACATTCAACGAACCGATGGAAGATGAAGACGACATTTTATTAAACAGATATAATTCATAAGTTTTAAGGTCGATATTTTCGACCTTAAACTTTTTTTTGGCGACACTATTTGACTATAACTTTTTATACAACTATAATTTTAACATAAACCTTTAATTTTTTTACACATGGCGACAAATGTTTTAGACGCAGTACTAGCACAGTACGAACAATCAACACAGAGTTCAACAAACTCGAACTCTAAAATGTCTTCTGAAGACCGAATGAAAAAATATTTCGCGGCTCTTTTGAAAGACAATGAAAAACAAGGTCAGAGACGAGTACGTATTCTACCTACAACAGACGGATCTTCACCGTTCAAAGAAGTATGGTTCCACGAAATCCTTGTGGACGGAAAATGGCAGAAATTTTACGATCCAGGAAAAAATGACAATGAGCGTTCACCGTTGAATGAAGTTTATGAAGAACTAATGTCAACAGGTAAAGAAACGGACAAACAATTGGCAGCACAATACAGAGCACGTAAATTTTACATTGTGAAAGTTATCGATCGTGACAACGAACAAGATGGAGTTAAATTCTGGCGATTTAAACACAACTACAAACAAGAAGGAATCCTTGATAAAATCATTCCAATATGGAAAGCAAAAGGTGACATCACAGATCCTGATAAAGGACGTGATTTAATCCTTGAGTTAACAAAGGCAAAAACACCGAAAGGTGCGACATACACAGTAATTCAAACTGTAATGTATGACGACCCATCCCCAATTTCAGAAGAAGAAACTCAAATGTCTGAGTGGGTTGGTGATGAGTTAACTTGGGAAGACGTATATTCTAAAAAACCTGTTGAGTATCTTGAGGCGATTGCTCGTGGTGAAACTCCACGTTGGGACTCTGAAAAAGGTGGATATGTTTACTCTAACGATGAAGTAGGTGAAGTATCTATGGGAGGAACACCGACACCAAAATCAATCAATGAAGTTGCAGATCCACAAGCAAACGACGAGATTGATGAAGAATTACCATTCTAATTTATTATCAAATTAAATGAACGGGAGCAGTTTATTGTTCCCGTTTTTTTATCTATATTTTATAGTACAAATACTTTAAACATGGCACTTAAAAAGAACGACTTTAGTTCGTTGAAGAAAAAGTTCTCTTCGGACGCAAAATACAAACCACAAAGATTTTTTGATCTTGGTCCTGAATTTTTGGATGCGGTGGGATTACCTGGTCCTGCTATCGGTCACCTTAATATGTTATTAGGTCACTCTGATACAGGTAAAACAACAGCCCTTATTAAGACAGCGGTTGATGCTCAAAAGAAAGGAATTCTTCCTGTGTTTATTATTACAGAACAAAAATGGTCTTTTGATCACTCAAAAATAATGGGGTTTGAATGTGAGGAAGTAGTTGATGAAGAAACAGGTGAATTAACTTGGGACGGATTCTTCTTGTTTAATAATAACTTCAGTTATATTGAACAAATTACTGATTACATTAACGATCTATTAGATGCACAAGAAAAAGGTGAATTAGATTATTCACTTTGTATTATGTGGGATTCAGTTGGATCAGTTCCTTGTAAAATGACTTACGAGGGTAAAGGAGGTAAACAACACAATGCAAGTGTTTTAGCCGACAAAATTGGTATGGGTATCAACCAACGTATTTCAGGATCTCGTA